ATCTGAAAATCATAGATTCATTGTAGAAGGGAAAGAGATTCTTGCAAAAAATCTAATAGAAAATCAAGAAATATCTCCAGGAATCTTTATTAAGACTATCTTAACTACTAAAAAAGATAGCTTACTCTATGATTTAACAGACGTAGCGGATGGGAGCCTATATTTAACAGACGGCATAGTCTCTCATAACTGTGACTTTATGTCTTCAGGGGATACTGTAATAGAGGTTGAGAATATGGCTTTTTACGAACAGACCTATGTAGTAGATCCTGCCGAAAGAAGAGGAGTAGATGGGAATCTCTGGATATGGGAATCAGTAGATTATACTAAATCCTATGCAGTAGTAGCTGACGTCGCTAGAGGAGATTCTACAGATTACTCTACCTTCCACATTATCGATATAGATAATGCTTCTCAAGTAGGAGAATATAAGGGGAAACTATCTCCTAAAGAATTTGGTAATGTATTAGTCGGAATAGCTTCGGAATATAACGATGCGTTATTGGTAGTAGAGAATGCTAACATAGGCTGGGCTACTATTGAACAGATTGTTTCAAGAGAGTATAAGAATTTATATTATTCTTCTAGATCAGACACTGAGACTGTTGAGTCCTATATGGTTAAATACGAAAGAGACAAACTAGTACCGGGTTTTACAATGTCTTTAAAAACCAGACCACTAGTAGTAGCTAAATTAACGGAATATGTAAGGGAAAGATCGGTTCTAATAAGATCAAAAAGGCTTCTAAGTGAAATGCGTGTGTTCATATGGAAAAACGGTAAGGCACAAGCACAGGTGGGTTATAACGATGATTTGGTGATGGCTTTTGCTATTGCACTTTACGTTAGAGATACTGCTATTCGAATGAGACAGCAGGGCCTAGATTTATCTAGAGCACAAATATCCTCTTTTGTATCTTCTAATCAAAGAGCTACTCCGGCAGTCTACGGTGTTGGATCCTCCCAACAAAACCCATATCTTCTAAGAACTCAATACGGTCAAGAAGATATTTCTTGGCTATTATGATAAGTTCCTATTTATAATTAAAACATTTTTAAAATGGCTGAAAGAAATTTATTTTCTTCCCTACAGAGGCTCTTTTCAACAGACATTCTAGTAAGGAATGTAGGAGGAGATGAACTAAAAATAGCTGATGTAAATCAGATACAAACATCAGGGAAGTATCAAACAAACTCTCTACTAGACAGATTCTCTCGTCTATATATCTACAACAATAAAAACATCTTCAATCCCAATCTGAATTATCAGACACTAAGGATACAGTTATATTCTGACTATGAAGCGATGGATACAGATCCTATTATTGCATCTGCATTAGATATTCTAGCAGATGAATCAGGATTGAAGAATGATATGGGTGAAGTCCTTTCAATTAAGTCTTCTGATGAGAATATACAAAGAGTGCTTTACAACTTATACTATGATGTATTAAATATCGAATTTAATTTATGGTCTTGGGTTAGGAATATGTGTAAATACGGGGACTTCTTCTTGAAATTAGAAATCTCAGAAAAATTCGGTATTTACAATGTTATTCCTTATACAGTGTATAATATGGTTCGATATGAAGGACAAGATCCTAAACAACCATCTAAAGTAACATTTACAATAGATCCAGATGGATTAGCTTCCTCAGCAGATCCAAACTACATACCTAAAGCAAATAAATCCATTATTACTCTGGAAAACTACGAAGTAGCCCACTTCCGGTTACTATCAGATACAAACTACCTGCCTTACGGTAGATCTTATATTGAACCAGGAAGAAAGATCTATAAACAACTGGTCCTAATGGAAGACGCTATGTTGATTCATAGAATTATGAGAGCTCCGGAAAAAAGGACTTTCTTTGTTAATGTAGGATCTATCCCACCCAACGAGGTAGAGCAGTTCATGCAAAAAACTATTAACAGTATTAAGAAAACTCCATACGTTGATCCAAGTACAGGAGAGTACAACTTGAGGTTCAATATGATGAATATGATTGAGGACTTCTATCTACCAGTTCGTGGAGGAGATACCTCAACTAGAATAGAGACTACTAAGGGCCTGGAATATGACGGAACAAATGATATAGAGTATTTAAGAAGTAAGCTATTTGCTGCTTTAAAAATACCTAAAGCATATTTTGGATACGAAGGAGAACTATCAGGGAAAGCTACTTTAGCTGCAGAAGATATTAGATTTGCAAGATCAGTAGAAAGAATTCAAAGAATTGTAGAGAGTGAGTTAACTAAAATAGGACTAATCCACCTATACGCTCAAGGATTCACAGGAGAATCTTTAACGAATTTTGAAATAAAACTAACGACTCCTTCTGTTATTTACGAACAAGAGAAAGTAGCTCTATTGAAAGAAAAAATAGACCTAGCTCGTCAAATGCAGGAAACTAAATTATTTTCATCAGATTATATCTACAACCATATCTTTAACCTATCAGAAGATACTTTTGATGAAATGAGAGAGCTAGTAAGAGAGGATTCTAAGAGAAACTTTAGATTAGCTCAGATAGAGAATGAAGGAAACGATCCTGTTGAGACAGGAACTTCTTTCGGTACACCACACGACTTAGCTTCAATATATGGAGGAAGAGCTGATCAAGACCTTCCAACCGGTTATAATGAAAAACCAGTAGAAGGCCGGCCTAGAGAAAAACACTCTATTATAGGTACGAATGCCGATCCGGTGGGTGGTAGAGACAGATTAGGAGTTCATGCAATGAAAGGCGGATACCCAAGTGATAATGATAATGTAGCAGAAAGTACAAAAACCACTAAATTTGTGTACTTGAGAAATAAAGACCTATTTGATTCTAAAAAGATAATTCTTTTCGAAAAGAAAGAAGAGCCCTTAACTGGACTATTAAACGAAAATAATATACAGGATTTAGAGAATTAACTACTATTTATAACAAAGACACTTTTATTGTGAAGATAAAGCATTCTAAATACAAAAACACGGGACTAATCTTTGAACTACTCGTAAAACAGATAGCTTCGGATACCTTGTCTCAAAAAGACTCTGCAGCCGTAAAAGTCATTAGAAAATTCTATACAGGAAATACGGCATTAGTAAAAGAATATAAGCTCTATGAATTTATTTTAAAGAATAAAGGAATAGGAAATAAAAAAGCAGAAACAATTCTTTCAACTATAGTAGAACTGTCTAAGAAAATCGATACAGTAGCTCTAGGTAAGCAAAAATACGAGTTAATAAAAGAGCTAAAAAATCATTACGACTTAGATGAATTTTTTTCTAGGAAAGTAGAGACGTACAAGCCTTTAGCTGCTCTATACTGTCTATTAGAAGCTCAAAATACACCTGACTTAGTTGATCCTAAAGTATTTGTAGCAAATAAAATAACAATACTTGAGCATTTGACTCAAAACAAACAAGACATAGCTCAAGCAAAAGATACCTTAATAGAAGAGTATTCTAAATACGATAAGGATTTAAGACTCCTTACCTATAAAATACTCTTAGAGAAATTTAACGATAGATATAAAGACTTGCTGCCTCAACAAAAACACATACTAAGAGAATTTATAATCTCAGCAAGCTCCTCAGTTCGATTAAGGTCTATTGTAAATGAAGAAATGAGTACATTAAAAGATACCATTAACGACTTAAAAAGTAAAGTAAAAGATGGAATTATTTTAATTAAATTAGAAGAGATTTGTAAAAGTATAGAACCTATAAAAGCTACTGAAAAAGTAGACGACAACCACTTAGTATCTCTTATGCAGTATTACGAACTTATTAACGAACTACAGAGCATATGACCAAAAGAGAATTACGTAAGCTTGTTAGAGAAGTCCTAGATGAGGATAGCGGAACAGGAGCGGTTGGAGGATATAATACGCCTTTTGCATTTTCAAAGAAAGGTCAAGGAATAAACAGAGGTACACAAGAAGCTGAGAAGTTAGGATATAAATTAGCTCCTAGACCTAAGCATCCTTCTCATACCAAAATGTTTGATTATTTAGAAGAAAAAAAAGAGAAATAAAATAATGAGAACTCTACAAGAAAAATACAAAGCTATATTAGAAGGTACTTTTTCGAAAGAACAGTTTCTAAGAGATGCAAGGCTTCAACTCCCCGATCTAGTAACCCGTTTTAACGGATACGAAGATGCTGTTCAAATACTAAAAAACAGAGGTATGATCCAAGAAATCATACAACAAGTAAAAATAGGACGACCAGGAAATACTGCTGAAGTAAAAAAAGGAGATAAAGCAACAATCCAGGGAATGGAAGTAACTATAACAAACATTGAACGTGGAAAAATAGTTGCTAAAAAAGATAATGGAGACATGGTCTACGGAAAGCCTATGGATTTCTTACCTATTAAGAAAGATACAAATGAAGCTAGATTAACTAAGAATAGCTTAACTGATTACCGGTATAAGCCTACCAACGAAATGGATAAATATCCATACGAACAGATACTAAGAGGATTGAGAGTAGAGCTGGAAGGCATGAATGTAGCTGATACTCCTACTCCTCAAGAATATACTAAAGCATTAGGAAAAGTACTTAAGAACTTAGAAAAAGACGAGATCTTCTATACAAATCAATTGGCAGGAGTAAAAAAAGGTAGTAAGCGTTCTGATGAAATGGTACCTGTTACTAAAACCAATACCGTAGATAGTCTTAATGCAATGAAAAAAGCAGAATTAAAAGAAGGTATTAAACATGTAATTAAGAGTCTGATGATGGGGGAATCTTTTGACGATTCAGAAGACTACGAAAGACATTCAAGACATACTGAATACAGTATGCCAGAAGATCCTGAAGATGTTTACGACATGTTCCATGATAACAGTGAAGAAGCCCTTGAAAAGAGCGCTGCAAAAACAGCACAATACACTGCAGAAGAGACTTTAACATTAACTGATATATTAAGTTAAAATGAGCAACTTATTATTAGACATAAGACCCTTTGAAACAGTACTTACTGAATCGAAAACCAAACCAGGGATTTACGAGGTAACAGGTATTATGCAAAGAGCAGGTGCTAAGAACCAAAATGGCAGAATTTATGATAAAAAAATTCTTATAAGAGAAGTTGAAAACTATATAGAGAATTTTGTTAAAGTAGGAAATGCATATGGCGAATTAGATCACCCTGAGTCTGCAATAATTTCTTTAAAGAATGCCTCTCACGTAGTAAAAGAACTGTGGTGGAATGGTGATGATTTGATGGGGAGAGTAGAACTTCTAACAACTCCTGCAGGTAATATCGTAAAAGAGATTATAAAAGGAGGGCATACAATAGGAATCTCTTCAAGAGGTACAGGATCAGTTCAGCAGACAAATGAAGGCACTCTAGAAGTTCAACCGGATTTCGAATTAGTATGTTGGGACTTTGTTTCTAATCCATCAACACAGGGAGCTTTTATGAAGCCTCTTTCTTTAAACGAAGAGTTTCAAAAAACAAGTAAATACGGTAAACTAGAAAATATAATAAATAATATACTAAGAGCATAATGGGAACATTCGATATACATAAATGGCAGAGAAAATACGTAGTAGAACCCTATGTTAAACATCTTGTAAAAGAAGAAGACAATCCATTCGATCAAACAAACCGTCAAGTAGAACTCTTTCAGAGAGCAATTTCAGGAATGAAGCGAGAAGATATAATTATAATATTAATGCAAATCGTAAAAGGCGAAGTAACTGTTGACGACATGTTAGCTAACATAGTATCAGCTAATCCACAAGTAAGTTAATCTACAGTTAAATAAAAAAACGGCTACCTTAGGAGATTCTCCTACGGACTAACCCTTGCAGCAATGTAGGGGTTTTTTGGTTTTG